GCGGTGCATAAGCAGCTGGCCACCTTCGCCCCACCGAAAGCCTGAAACAGTAGCAAATTAGCGATTTAGCGAAATAGGCGCGCCCGTGCGTCACGGGTTCGCTTTGCCTGAAGAAAGACCCACGCCGCCCGCCGGCATCGCCTGCGGGCATTGCCGAGGCCCGCACCATGCGCAAGACCCTGCAAGTCCAGTTATCGGACGCGGCCATTAAGAAGCACGCCGCCGACCTCGATGTCGCCGAACTGAAAGACCCGCGCCACCCGCTGCGCTTCCGTTACCGTCACGACCGCACCCGGGGAAGCTGGCATGTGATCCGCTTCGACAAGGGGGCGAAGTGGAAGAAAGCCGGCAACTGGCCCGACGTGACCGCTAAAGCCATGCTCGACGGCCTGCCTAAAGTGCATGCCCGCTTGCTGGCCGACCCGCTGGCCGCTGCCACCGTCGACGCCTGGGGCACTGTCGCCCAGGTGCTGGACTGGTACGCCGAGCGGGTGAAGATCGACCGGCACCTATCCGGCGAACGCAAGTCGACCAAGCTGTCGGCCATTCGCCGCCATCTGTTGCCGCGCCTCGGTGCCGTGCGCCTGGCCGACCTGAACAAGTCCGCACTCGATTCGCTGCTGTATGTGCCCCTGCAAGCCGAGTACAGCCTGGCCCATGTCAAAGGGGTGTTTGGCGTGTTGAAAGTGGCGTTTCGACGTGCCCGCCGCCTCGACCTGATCGCCACCGACCCGATTGCCGACGTGACCTTCGGCGACTTCAGCAAAACCAAGATCAAGCCCAAGGGTGCGCGCCTGCGTCATGTGTCTGTCGCCGAGTTGCTGGCCGCTTGGGCTGAGCAATTCGAACAAGCCGCGCTCGATGTCGCCTTCGCCGTGTTGATGCTGGCCCATGGCACCCGGATAAGCGAAACCCGGGCGGCCAAGTGGCATAACGTCAATCTGGCCGCCGGGGAGTGGTTCATTCCTGCGGCCGATACCAAAGCCAAGCGCGACCATGTGTTGCCCCTGACCGCCCAGGCCGTGGCCTTCCTGACCCGTTATCGCGAATGGCAAAAGGGCAGGGGGTACGCCGGCGCCTATCTGTTCCCGTCTTCGACCCGATCCGGCAAGCCGCTGGCCCGGGGTAAATCCTTCGACATCTTCAAACGCCTGGGGGCCGGGGAGTGGACAAGTCACGACCTTCGCAAGCTGGCCCGTACCCGTTGGACTGAGCTGGGCACCGACAGCCTGGTCGGCAAGCTGCTGCTTAACCACGCCCTGGGCGACCTCGATTCAACCTATGTCCAGACCAATGGGGAGGCGCTGAAGCGCGACGCCTTGACCCGCTGGCATGCCTGGCTCGACGGCCAGGGCTTTGTCGCGCTTCACGATAAGACAGCGCTAAGACGGGCCGGCGAGCCGACCGAAGCCGAGGCCGCTGACTGGCTGGTGTTCCAGCCGAAATAAGAACCTATGTCATAAGAGGATTTACTAGATGCGGATACCACGGAAAAACAGCGACACCCTGATCGTCCTGGGCGGCAAATCGGGGGCGTTTTGGTTCGGGTTCTATGCCGCCCTGGGCATGATTTGCGCCGGCCTGGTCATGGTGATGGTTGATCGCTGGGCGAGCCTGGCCGTCGAGTGGGTCGCGGCCTGGTGGGGGGCTTAATCGTGACGGGTCACAGCGAAGCGAAAAGCGCGGATGCGCTGAAGAAAGCCGCCCAGCGCGAACGGGACGCCGAAGCCGGCATCGTCGAAGTCGAGGTCAGGCTGGGGCCGCTGGAGGCCGCCATGCTGCGCGAAGGCCAGGAAATCCGGGGCGGTGCGTCCGGCCCCTACACCCGGGCCGAGTACATCGCGACGCTGATTCGCCGCGACAACGCCCTGTTGCAGCAGCAGCGGGGGGCGCTGGAAGGGCGGGTGTGCGAGAATTGCCGCAAGCCCCTACCGCGCGGCTGTGGCGGCACCTGGGGCGCCGAAGCGCTGTGCGAGTTCGCCCAGGCTGACCGCGCCCTGAAGCTGTGACGGGGCACGTTTAAAGCGAGTTGACAGGGTTGCGGTTTTACAGTTTGGATGTTTACAACATCCAAACTGTTGACACCCTTTGGCAGTTTCCCGTAGGCTTTGCCCCATCGTGGTGTTTTTGCGGACACGGCGACCATCAGCGCACAAACCTTCAGCCCCCGGCCCTTACAGGTCGGGGGTTTTTTTATGGGGAAACGAAAGTGAACGATACGCCCGACCCGTCCGCCCTTGCCGCGAAGGCGACCCCGCCGCTGGCCTACGGTGCCGCGACCCTGGCGGGTCTGAGTATCGAGCAGTGGATTAGCGTTCTGACCGTCGTCTATCTGGTCTTTGCCATCATCACCCTGATTTTCCCGGGCTGGCGTGTGGCCGTTGTTTCGTGGTGGCGCAAATGGCGCGCGTGAAGCTACCGGCGGCCATCCTGGCGGCAGTCCTGGCGGGTGGTTCGGCGCTTCAGATCATGACCGCCGCGACCCCTGTTCTGGAGGGCAACCCGCTGGTTGCTTATCAGGACATGGGCGGCGTCTGGACTATCTGCGGCGGCGTGACCAAGGGCGTCAAGCGCGGCGACGTTGAAACCGTCGAAGGCTGCGCCCGCCGTAACGCCGAGGCCATCGCCATCGGCCTGGCTGACGTTAAACGCTGCGTCGGTGCCACTGCTGTCGAGCGCTGGCCGCAAACGATGCAAGCCGGGCACGGCCTGTTTTCGTACAACATCGGCGGCCCGAAATACTGCGGCTCGACCCCGGCCAAGGCCGCCAAGGTCGGCGACTTCGCCAGGGCCTGCGCGGGTATCAGTAAGTGGCGCTTTGTCGCCGGCAAAGACTGTGCAACCTCGGGCAGCTTCTGCCCTGGGATCATTCACCGCCGCGCCATCGAGCGCACCTTATGCGAGTGGGAACTATGAGCCGTTGCCTGTTGAGTGTGGCCCTGTTCCTGCTGGCCGCTGGCCTGGCGGCCGGGCCGTATCAAGTGGGGGTTGTATGAGGCTTTACGCATTGGGCGCGGCCCTGCTGATCGGCGTGCTGGCCTTGTGGCGTATCGACGCCGCCGAGTCGGCGCGGGTGCTGGCCGAGCAGGCCGTGACGCATAACGCCGCGCTGCTGGCGAGTGAGCAGGCCCGCACTGCCGAACAGTCGGCCGTGATCGCTGGCCAGCGCGAACAGATGGGCCGCATGACTGACGCCGACAAGGCGTTCCGCGCCTTGGCGCAGACCATCACACGGGACGGCGCCGCCACCCGCCAGACCCTTCAGGAGCTGAAAGAGAATGACCAAGCTGTCGCTGAGTATCTGCGCGGTGCTGTTCCTGCTGTGTATGGGGTGCAGTTCGCCCGCCCCGAAACAACCGACCCAACTGAATACAAGCCAGGTCGAGCCGTGCCCGCTGGTGGCCTGCCGCCTGCCGGCCCGCCCGGCAATCCTGGGCAATGACCAGTGGGCACCCGCCTTGCTCGATGCCGAGGACGCCTTGAAGACGTGCGCCGCCCAGGTGCTGGCCTGCATGCAGCAGCAGGCGCCGGCAGGGCCGTCACCCATGGCCCCCGGGGGTCTGGGTCCCTCTGGCGGGTAAATCGCTGACTACGGTCGGCAGGCCCGCGCGGCTCGCGAATTTTTCGGTTTTCGGAAAACCGCGCCCTTCTTCCACCTTTTCCGTTCATTTTTTGAACAGTCGGCGGCGTGCAGCCCTTGAAATTCCTGGCGTGCTGTGCGCCGAAAGAAGGCGGCAAGGTGGACAAATAGGCCAAACGCACGGCCACCCCTTCGCATTGGTCGCCCTATGCCGCTGATTCTGAATAAACGCGAGTACGCCGATGCCCGGGGCATGTCCGAACGGACGGTCACGCGCTGGCTGGCCGAGGGCCTGCCGCATGAGGGCAGCGGCAAGAAGGGCGACCCCCTGCGAATCGACATGGCCAAGGCGACCGCCTGGGAAATTGCCCGGGAGGTGGCCAAGCAGCTGGGCGACGGCCGTTCGGTCGACGGCGAGACAACGACCAAGGAACAGGAAGAGCTTTTGAAGCTGCGCGCCGACCGCAAGACGCGGGAAGCCGAGGCCGAGCTTCGCGCCCTGGAGTTGGGCGAGAAGAAAAAGACCCTGATCGACATCGACCTGGTCGAGCAGACCCTGGCCAGCGCCTTGACGCAAATGGCGATGATTCTGCGCCCGGTCGGTCGCAAGGTGATTCCCAAGGTGTTCACCGCGCGCAACGAAGCGGCGGGCTTGCAGATTTTCGACGACGAACTGACCCGGGCCATGTCGGTCGCGGCCGACATGCTGGAGGCGTTAGACATCCATGCCGCACCGTCTGAGGAAGATTCTTTCGAGGGCGGCTAAGACCTTTCGGCCGCCACCACTGCGCGCGGCCTGGAAGTGGGCAGACGACAAGCGCATCTTGCCGCCTGGCAGTCCCGAGCCTGGCCTCTGGAATAGCAACCGGGCGCCCTGGGTCAAGGGGATTACCGAAGCCATCCGCGACCCGCTGTTCAAGATGGTCACCGGCGTGATGGGCGCGCAGATGTCGAAGACCGACGGCGTGCTGTTGAACGCTGTGGGCTGGCGGATGGATGACGACCCCGGCCCGGTTCTGTACATCGGCCCGACCCGTAAGAACGTCGAGTCGGTCAGCAAAGACCGTTTTTCGAAGCTGCTGAAGTCGGTGCCTTCGCTGTTCGAAGCCCTGGCCAAGGGCAAGAAAGACACGATTAACGAAAAGTTCATCAACGGCCAGCGCATCGGCTTCGGCTGGGCCGGCTCGGCGACCGAACTGGCGTCGCACCCGTCGCGCGACGTGTTCGTCGACGAACGCGACCGCATGGGCAACAACGTCGGCGGCGAAGGCGACCCGGTCGCCCTGGCCGACGCGCGAATTTCCAACTTCATCGACGGCAATGTCACCGTCGTGTCGACGCCGACTTACGGCAGCGTCGAGACGGAAACCGACGACGAAGGGCTAGAGCGCTGGAAACCGTCTGACGAAGTCAATTCGCCGGTGTGGAAGCTGTGGCAGGAAGGCACGCGGCACGAATGGGCCTGGCCGTGCCCTGGGTCGAAGTGCCGCCGGTACTTCATCCCGCGCTTTGCGAATCTGTACATACCGGACGGCGCGACACCCAAGCAGGCGCTTGACGGCGCCCGGCTGCACTGCCCGCACTGCGCGGCGGAAATCGCCGAAGAGTCGAAAGAGTGGATGAATGACCGGGGCGTTTTCGTCGCCCCGGGTCAGCGCCTGGTCGGCTTCACTGACGACGGCGCGCAGATCGAACAGGGCGGCGTTACCGTCACGGTCGCGTTTGGCACCTACCTGGCACCGATGGAAGCGGACAGCTCGGCGTCGTTTTGGGTATCCGGCTTGTGTTCGCCCTGGCAGACCTTCGGCCAGCGTGCGCGCAAGTTCGTCGTGGCCATGCAGTCGGGCGAGCCTGGCCGCATGCAGGCGGCGATAAATACCGCCTTCGGCGAGCTGTACATGGTCAAGGGCGAGGCCCCGGCCTGGCAGTCGGTCGCGGCCCTGCGCCGGCCTTATGCGTTCGGCGAAGTGCCGCGCGGGGTGCAGCTGATCGTCTGCGGCGTCGACGTGCAAGGCGACCGCCTGGTCTATGTGGTGCGCGGCTTCGGTTACAACTTTTCGTCGTGGCTGATCGAGCACGGCGAAATTTGGGGCGACACCGAACAGGAACAGGTATGGCAAGACCTGGGCCAGCTGCTGGAAACGACCTACGAAGGCCGCCCGATTGCTCGCATGCTGGTCGACTCTGGCTATAAGCCAGGCGGCAAGGCCGCGCCGGTACACATGGTTTACCAGTTCTGCCGCCGCTACTACGGTCGGGCGATTCCGACCAAGGGCCGGCAGCAGCAGGATAAGCCGTACAAGTTCGCCGAGGTGGATCAGAAGGGCCACGAACGCCAGCCGCTGAAGCTGATGCACGTCCATACCGACCACTTCAAGAGCTGGGTACATGCCCGCATCGTGTGGCCGGTCGAGCATGCCGGCGCCTGGTACATCGCCCAGGACGCCACCGACGACTATTGCCAGCAAGTGGTCGCCGAGGCGCGCCTGGTCACCCAGGCCGGGCGGGTGTTCTGGCACAAGCTGCGCACCGACAACCACTATTTCGACGCCGAGGTCTTGGCGGCGACGGCGGCCCATCTTGAGCAGGCGCACCGCCTGCCGCGCCTGGGGGACGAAATGCTAGACCAGCCGGACGAAACCACGCCGGAAGCAACCGACACGCCAGCGTCGCCCGACGGCGCGCCGGTGAAACAGAAACCCAAGCCCCCACCGGAGCCGGCGCCGCCGGCGCCCAAGCGGAAGAAACGCCGCCGGGGGGCCGTGAGCGAGTGCCAGATATGAGCCGCAACCGACGCGCCATTCGTGCGGAAATCGACGCCATCGACAAGGCGATTTTGGCCGTCCTGCAGGGCGGTCAAAACGTCGAGGTGACGACCGCCGCCGGCACGCGAAAAGTTCAGATGGCCGACCTTAAAACGCTGTACGCACAGCGCGACCGCCTACGGCGCAGCCTGCGCGGTGGGCCGGTTGCGCGCCAAGGGGTTCCGATATGAGTCGAAACATCGTCGACCGCGTGGTCGGTTTCTTTTCCGCTTCGGCGGGACTGGAGCGCGCCCGGGATCGCATGAGTCTCGACGCCCTGGATTCGTTCGCCGGCGCGTCGAAAACACGCCCGGCCCTGAAATCGTGGTTTACCTCGCGCAAGGATGCCGACGGCGACCTTAACCCCGAGCTGGTGACGCTGCGGTCGCGCTCGCGTGATTTGGAGCGAAACAACCCCATCGCCCATGGTGCGATGAAAACCAAGACGGTCTATGTGATCGGCACCGGCCTACGGCCCGAACCGAGCATCGACGCCGAGTTCCTGGGGCTGACTTCCGAGCAGGCCGAGGCACTACAGGCGCAGATGCTGCGCGAGTTCAACCTGGCCGCCGACTGCCTGGAGGCCGACGCCGCCAGGCGCAAGACCTTCTATCAAAAACAGGCCGAGCTGTTCCATAGCGCGCGGGTCAACGGCGATTCTTTCCTGTTGCTGCCGCACTTCGACCGTGACGGGTCACCGTATGCGACGCACTTTCAGTCGGTCGAGTCCGACCGGGTGTGCAACCCGAGCAACAAGCCCGACAGCGAAAACCTGTCGGGCGGCTTCGAGCTGGACGAACACGGCGCCGCCGTGGCCGTGCATGTGCTACAGGTCAACCCGACGAAGCGGTTTCTTCGGTCTAAAGCCACCTGGCAGCGTGTGCCGCTGTTCGGCGAGAAGGGCCGGCGCAATGTGCTGATTCATTCGAATCACAACATGCGGGCCGGCCAGACCCGGGGCATTCCAGACCTGGCGCCGGTTATCGAAGTGATCAAGCAGGCGGGCCGCTACATCGACGCCGAGCTGATGGCGTCGGTGATCAGCTCGAAATTCACCGTGTTCATCAAGTCCGACCGTGATGGCGGCGGCGGCGATGCCTACGCCCCAGGCGCGGGCCTTGGCGGTTCGGCTGACGATGACGACGATGACGACGGTGCGCCGCGCGATTTGCGCCTGGGCGACGGCCTGGTCTATGAGCTGGACGAAGGCGAGAGCATCGAGACGGCCAACCCAGGCCGCCCGAATGCGGCCTTTGACCCGTTCGTGACGGCGCTCTGGCGCATGATCGGCGGGGCGATTGGCGTGCCGTTCGAAGTGCTGATCAAGCACTTCACCGCCAGCTATTCGGCCAGCCGCGCGGCGCTGTTGCAGTTCGCGCATTACATCATGGTCGACCGGGCGAATTTCGTGGTTGACGTGTGCCAGCCGTATTACGAAACCGTGATCGCCGAGGCGGTGGCGCGGGGTCGCCTGCGCCTGCCGGGGTTCTTCCAAGACCCGCTTGTCCGTCGTGCCTACTGCCAAGCGCTTTGGCACGGGCCGAACCTGGGCGAGCTGGACGAGCTGAAGGCGGCGAACGCCGCAGAGAAACGCTTGAAAATCGGCATAAGCACGCACGAACGCGAAACCCGCCACTTGCTCGGCCAGCCGTGGGAGCAGATGAACAGCAAGCGGATTATCGAAGAACGGCGCAAGTACAAAACCGAGGCGGTCACCGCTCCGCCTGGTGATGATGACAGCGACAACCCAAGCCCCGAAGGCAAGCGCCAACGGGGCTTTTTGTTGCCAGGGGGTGACGAATGAAAAAGCTGATGGCCTTGCAGTTCCTGGCCTCGCAAGCCTGGGCGTTGCCGCCGACGATGCTGGCCGATATGGAAGCCATCGCCCGCCGTGAGCTTCAGGCGGGCCGCTGGGAAGCCTTGACTGCCCAGGACGGCGAGTCGCTGAAGGCGGCGCCGATGGTCGAGGTTCGCGACGGCGTGGCGCTGATCAAGGTGCGCGGGGTGGTATCCCGTTACGCCAGTTGGATGCACGACATCTGTGGCGGCACATCGACCGAGGCGCTGGCCAAGTCGCTGTCGGCGTCGATTGAAGACCCGAAAGTCCGCGCCCTGGTGCTGTGGATCGACTCGCCAGGCGGCCAGGTCAACGGCCTGAACGAACTGGCTGAAATGATCTACGCCGCCCGGGGGCGAAAAAAGATCGTCGCCTATGTCGGCGGCCAGGCGTGTTCGGCGGCTTACTGGCTGGCGTCGGCCTGTTCCGAAGTGGTGATCGACGCGACCGCTGAGCTGGGTTCTGTGGGCACCGTGGCGGGGTTTCGCATCCTGCCGCCGGTCGACGGCGAACAGCGCATCGAAATCGTGTCGAGCAATGCGCCGAACAAGCGCCTTGACCCGACCAGCAAGGAAGGCCAGGCCGCCGTCCAGATCATCGTCGACGACCTTGAAGGGGTGTTCCTCGACGCGGTCGCCCGAAACATGGCCGTGACGCGTGACAAGGTACTGGCCGACTACGGCCGGGGTGGCACCTTCATCGGCGCCAAAGCAGTCAAGCAGGGCATGGCGCACCGCCTCGGCAGCCTGGAAGGGCTGATCGCCGAGCTGAGCGGCCGCGCCCAGCCCCGCGCACTACATCAAACCAAGGCGCAAACCGCCGCCCAGACCAACCTAGGAGCAAGCACCATGCCTCTGACTATCGCAGAAGGGGCGACGGCGGCCGCCGTCGCCGAGGCCCTGAAGGCCCAGCACCCGGAAGCCTTCGCCACCATCGCCGCCACCGGCAGCGCCGACAAGGAAGCCGCTGTCGCGGCGGCCCGCCTGGAAGGGATCGCTGCCGGCAAGCTGGAGGGCTACGCCGAAGGCCATGCCGCCGAAACCAAGCGCATCGCCGAGGTGTTCGCGGTGACCCTGCCAGGTCACGAAAAGCTGATTCAGGCCCTGGCGCTGGACGGCAAGACCACGGGCGGCGAGGCCGCCGCGCAGATCATCGCCGCAGAGAAGAAGGGCGGCGCCGACTACCTCGACGCCGCGGGCAATACCGAAGCCAACAAGGTCAAGGGTGCCCCGGAAAGCGAGGGCGGCAAAAAATCCGTCGACCCGAAAACGCTGGCCGTTGAAGCCCGCGCCCTGGTCGACGCCGAAGCCGCCAAGGGCAACAAAATCACCGTTTCCGCCGCTGCGCGGATGATCCAAGGGGGTAAAGCCTAATGCGTCAATACATCGAGAGTCGCCGCGCGGCGGCAGACGTTGAGCCGTACCGTATCGCCGCCTACGACGACACCGAAGGCGAGTTCGCCCAGGCCGCCGGCCCGAGCGCCGCGCCGCTGATGGGCGTCACCGGCAGCCTGGGCGCTGTGGCTGGCACCGTCTGCGACGTGATCCGTAGCGGCCCGACCGAGCTGGAGTATGGCGGCGCCGTCGGTTTCGGCGACCTGCTGACGGCCGACATTGCCGGCCGTGCCGTGGTGGCGCAGCCCGGCGAAGCCTACATCGCCCGCGCTGACGAAGCCGGCGACGAAGGCACCATCGGCCGCGTGTTCATCGAACGCGGGTTCGTGCCGGCCGCAGTGGCCCCGTAATCGCGCCCCCTGACCCCATTCGAAAGGAATAGCAAACATGGCTGCACAAGCACCGTTCCCGATTGACCCTATCCGCACGGGCATCGTCATTGCCTACCGCAACGACAAGCTGATCGCCGATCAGGTGATGCCGCGCAAGTCGGTCGGCGGCGAGCAATTCAAGTGGTCGGAGTACGACAAAGCCGAGCGCATGACCCACGTCGACACCGAAATCAGCCGCAAGGGCGCCGCCAAGGAAGTCGAGTTCTCGGCGACCGAGAAAGACGCCTCGACCGCTGACCACGGCCTTGATGACGTGGTGCCGCAAAGCGACATCGACAAGGCCGCCGGCACCGATTACGACCCGCTCGACCATGCGTCCGAGGCGCTGACCGACCTGATTCTGTTGGATCGCGAAGTGCGCGTCGCTCGCACCACGTTCGCGCCGGCCAGTCATGCCTATGGCAAGGTGCTGGAAGCGGCCGAGAAGTTCAGCAACCGCGACGCCGACCTGTTGGCGTTCCTGCTGGAACAACTCGATAAGCCGCTGATGCGCCCGAACGCCCTGACCATTGGTCGCGCCGAGTGGACGCAGTTGCGCGTCAACCGCTCGATGGTGGCCGCTGCCCACGGCAACAGCGGCGACAAAGGCGTCGTCAGCATCGCGCAGATGCTGGAACTGCTGGAGCTGGAAAACATCTTCATCGGCGAAAGCCGCGTCAACATCGCCAAGAAGGGCAAGCCGACCGAGGTCAAACGTGTGTGGGCCGGTCATGCGGCATTCACCTACCTGGCGCCGAACGTCGAGATTCCGGCCGGCACCCTGACCTGGGGCGCGACTGCGCAATACGACGACCGCTTCGCCGCCACCTGGTACGACGAGAAAGTCGGCCTGAAGGGCGGCTATCGCGTGCGCGTCGGTGAGCAGGTCAAGGAACTGGTGATCGCCAAGGAATGCGGCCTGTTGCTGCAAAACGTGGTCTAAGCAGCGCTAAAGCGCTAATTAGCGAACAGGAAGGCCCCGCCGCGTGCGGGGCTTTTCGCAGCCGAAAGCCCGCCCGGGTGGGTGGGTTTTCGCATGCGAAAAGAGGGGACACCGTGAGCCGATTCGACATCGTCGACCGCACCATGCTGATTTGTTCGGACACCACGGCCCAGGTCGTGACCGACACCGGCGCCCGCTTCGATGTCGACGGCATCTTCGACAATGCCGAAATCGACTTCGACCACAAGCGCGAAGGCAGCAACGGCGCGGGCGGCCTGAACTTCAAAAGCCGGCAGCCGGTTTTCACCACGGCCGACAAGCGGGTCGCCGGTATCAACAAAGAGTGGCGGCTGATCATCAAGGGCAAGTCGTACTTTTGCGCCGCGCCCTACGAAGACGGCGCGGGCTGGGCGACCCTCTGGCTGGCTTCCAGTCTGGACGATCCAACCGAAGCGGAGATCGTGAACGGTGGCAACCAGTGGCGTTAGTTTTCAGCTGAGTTTCGCCCGGGAAATAACCCGGGTTACTGCACAGATACAGACCACGCCCGAGCAGGTAAAGAAGGCCGGCGACCGGGCGCGGCGCAAAACCCTGCGCTGGCTGTCGACGCGCATGTCGCGCGAAATCAGCCAGGCCCTACGGGTGCCGCAGAAGGGGCTAAAAAGCCGCTGGAGTACGACCACGGCCGGCAAGGGCGACGATCAGGTCGCCATTCTGTGGTTCGGCACCCTGCCGCTGGCGGCCGAGAATGCCGGCAACCCTCGGCAGGGCAAGCGCGGAACCAGCGTGGCCGGTCGCCGCTTCGATGGTGCTTTCTACCGCGCCGTTTACGACGGCGCGCCCCGGGTCTGGATTCGCAAGAGTCGCGCCGAGGCGCTGGGTCTGAAGCTGCCGGCCATGAGCCGGCAGAAGGGCGGCGGCAATGCGCGCTTTCTCGACCTTGGCGGCGCCAATGACAGCAGCAACCGGGGGCGCTTTCCGGTCATGCGGGTGGGTATCGAGCTGGAAGAACTGGCCGGCGAGGTGTTCCGCCGCTATGAGCGCCGGGCCTTGGCTCGGTTCGCCGAGCTGATCGAGCAGGAAATTAACTACGCGGTGAACCATGAGCGAAAACGCTGAAGACGGGCAGACCATCGAAGACGTTGGCTTGCTGCATGACCAGATCGTCGAGGCCATCCGCACCCGCTTCGGCCCGCGCCTGAAGACGGTGGCCGAATACGACCCCGTCGACACGCACAGCAAGACGATCAAGACCCCGGCCGTGCTGCTGGAGCTGGTCGAGATTCGCCCAGCCGGGCGGGTCACGGGCGGCCGCACGCCGGTCGAGTTGTCATGGTCGGCGCATTGCGTGCTGAGTTCGGCGACGGACAAGGTACAGCGCGAGGTGCGCAACTTCGCCGCCCAGGTGTTGCGCCTGGTCGACGGCAACAGCTGGGGGCTTGGTTCGGCCGTGACGCGTGCGGCCGAGCTGGAGGCGTTCCCGGGCATGTTCAAGCCGGGCGACAAGGGCTTCGAAAGCTGGATCGTGAACTGGAAGCAAACGGCCCATTTGGGCGGAACCTGGGAACTGCCGGTCGACGGCCCCGCTGACGAAGTGTTCGTCGGCGAGTTCCCGAACATCGGCCCCGGCCATGAGGGCGATTACAAGCGGGTGACCTGATGGACGTAATGCAGCGCCTGGAAGAGCTGGAACGCCGCGTCGCGCAAATGGTAGTGCGCGGCAAAATCGTCGAGGTGGACACCGTCAAGCACGTCGCCCGGGTCGAGTACGGCCCGGCAATGGTCACCGGCTGGCTTCAGTGGAAGCCGCTGCGAACGGGGAAGGCGATTGTCTGGTGGGCGCCCGAGGTGGGCGAGGGCGTGACGGTGATCAGCGAGGGCGATTTGGCCCTGGGCGAGATACTGCCCGGCAGCTATCACAAAGACTTTGCCGCGCCATCGAGCGACCCCGACTTGTTCCTGATTCAGTACGGCGACGGCGGGTCGACTTCCTACAACCGCAAGACCCACATGCACCGCCTCGACTTGCCTGGCGGCGGTCGCGCCGAGGTGGTCGCCCCGGGCGGCATGAAAATCACCGCCGACACGGAAATCGTCGGCACGTTACGCGTAACGGGCGACATCAAGGGCGACGCCGAAATCGGCGACGCGGTGCGCAACATGAGCGAAGACCGCGCCATCTACAACCAGCACACCCATGGGCCTACGCCGCCGCCGGCGCCGCAGCAGTAAGGGCAAACAATGAAACAAGGCACTGACAGGAATACGGGGCGCCTGATCAGTGGCGTGCCCTATCTGTGGCAGCGGCTTAGCGACGTGATCGCCACGCCGATCGGTTCGCTGGTCGGCCGCCGCGACTTCGGTTCGCGGCTGTTCGAAATGCTCGACCGCAACGTCGACAGCGGTTTCTACATGGACACCTATATCCGTCTGGCCGAGGCCATCAACAACAAGGCCAACGGCCTGGACGACTTCAGGCTGTCGACCATGCGCGTCGACCGGCCCGCCCCGGCACAGGTCGAGATTTACATAAGCGGCCAGCTGCTGGTCGACGGCCAGGCGCTGGACGTGGAACTAGAGGGCATCTTGTATGGAAGGGATTAACCTGGCCCTGCTGCCGCCGCTGACGGTGATCAAGCAGCTGACGCACGAAGAGATTGTGCAAGCGGTGGCCACCGCCGCCGGCCTGGAAAATGCCAGCCCGGCCGACCCGGCGTTCCGCGTGGCCCTGGCCTGCGCTTACCGTGAACTGATGGTGCGCCAGGATGCCAACGAACAGGCGCGCGGGCTGCTGCTGGCGTTCGCTGTGGGGCCGCAGCTCGACCACTTGGGGGTTACCTACTACCAGCACCCGGACGGCTCGCCCGTCACGCGCCTGGACGGCGAGGGCGACGACGACTATCGGGCACGTTTGCAGGACTCGCCCGAAGGGTTGTCGGTGGCTGGCCCTGATGGTGCCTATGAGTTCGGCGCGAAGAGCGCCCACCCGGACGTTAAAGGCGCCTCGGTGTTCAGTCCGGCGCCGGTCGAGGTCGAGCTAACCATCTTGAGCGCCCAGGGCGACGGCACGCCGTCGGCCGAGCTGATGGCCACCGTCGACACCTACATGCAGCCGCGCCGGCCGCTGACCGACCTGCTGCGCGTGCTGCCGGCCGAGGTGATCCGCTACAGCGTCACGTCGGCCCTGTACCTGAAGCAAGGCCCCGACCCCGAGCTGGCCCGCCAGGCCGCCGAGGCGTCGGGGCTGGCCTATGTGGAGCGACAGCACCGATTAGGTGCGCGGGTGGTCGAGTCGGCCTTGCACGCCGCCATGAGCGTCGAGGGCGTCGAAGAGGTACGCCTTACCGGCTGGGTCGACGTGGCGTGTACGGCCCGCCAGGCGCCTTACTGTGAGGCCCTGGCGGTCACCATCGGGGGCTATGTATGACCGCCAGCATCTTGCCGGCCAACCTGGCCGACCTTGAGCGGGATTTAGACGCCGCGCTGTCGCGCATCGAGCTGGTCGAAATCCCTATCGCGGTGCTGTGGAACCCGTGGGAATGCCCGCTCGACGTGCTGCCGTACCTGGCCTGGGCCGTATCGGTGGATCAGTGGCGTAGCGACTGGCCCGAGATGGTCAAGCGGCGGGTGGTCGCGGGTAGCCTGGGGTTGCACCGCATCAAGGGCACGCGCCCGGCGGTGGTGCAGGCGCTTCAGGCCCTGGGCGTCGAGGTCGAGCTGGTCGAATGGTTCGAAGCCACCCCGACCGAACAGCCCGGCACCTTCAGCTTGATCGCCTGGGCAAACGAGAACATCACGCCCGGCCAGGCCGGCATGCTGAACGACGTGCTTTATGACCAGCTGTTCGCGGCCGTGCATAACGCCAAGAACACGCGGTCGCACTTCACCTTCAAGGTGGGCGCCAAGTTCGGGCCGAACAGCCTGCGCATGGGGTCGGCCATCACCGGCCTGGGCGCTCTGGCGCGGCGTGACGCCGTAGCAACGCAAGAGCCGCTTGCGGCTGTGGCCAGCCTGGCGGCGGTGCCGGTTCTGGAGTCCGTCGCGCTGACCCGGCGCAGCGGCGAATTATTCATCGACGCGACCCCGCGTCCGGCGGCTGTCCTGATGGGCTGCGCCTGCGCTGGGGTCGCTGTCGTTCGTGTGTCTATGGAGGTGCAAGAGTGACGGCGCTTATTCCGGTAATTACGACCAAGGGCCTACAGGCCGTGTGGAACGCCGAAAACACGGGGGTCGCGGCGAAGGTCACCCACATCGCGCTCGGTTCCAACGGCTACAACCCGAGCAAAGGGCAGATCAGCCTTCAGGCTGAAAAGAAGCGCTACCAGATCGCCGACGGCCAGCGGGTCAGCGACACGCAGATCCACGTCACCGCCCTGGCGGATGACACCGCCGAATTTTGGGTCAAGGAAGTCGGCTTCTTGCTGGAGGACGGCACCCTCTTCGCGGTGTGGTCGTCGACCGGCGCGCTGGCCTACAAGTCCGCGCTTGTGCCGCTGCTGCTGGCCTTCGATTTGGTGCTGGACGCGCTGCCGGCTGGGTCGGTGACGGTGGTCGGTACCGGCGCGAATCTGTCGCTTGCCGCGTGGGGCGAACAGTTCGCGGCGCAGTCGGCGGCCATCGTCGACAACATGGCCCGGCATGTCGACATGCTGTTCCGCGTCATGGCGCTGGAAAAGGGTTAAGGGGGCGACATGGCAGCGAGCGACCTAGAGCTGACCGCCGGCACGACCTTCGCGTTTGCCGTGACCTGGCAGCAGAAGAGCGGCGACGCCCTGGCCCCTATCGACATCACCGGATGCACGGCGCGCTTTCAGGTGCGCGACGCCAAGACCGACGAACTGTTGATCGACGCACAGACCGAGGGGCGCGGCATCGAGATACCGGCCGGGCCTGACGGGCTGATCAAGGTTTCGCTCGGCCCTGACGTGACCCGGGGCCTGCCGTCGCGGGCCATTGGCCAGGCGGTCTATGAGCTGCGCGTTTACTTCCCGTCGGGGGACGCCTACCCGGTACTGCCGGCGGGCTTCCTGGCCATCAATCAGGGGGTGATTCGTGATTAGCCAAGCGCAGTCGGTGACCCTGGCGCGCCCCGTTCTGCAAGTGGCCAGGCTGACCCAGGGCGAGCGCCTGGCCGCCGTCGCGATTCAGCCCGAGCCACATTTTTTTGTCGTCGCCGTGGGCTTTCAGGGGCCTGTCGGCACGGTGGCCGAGAACGTCCTGGCGCGTGCGGCTGCCGCCGAACAGGCGGCACTGCAAGCGACCGCACAAGCGACCGAGTCGGCGCAGGTGCTGGCCGAGCTGATGCAACAGCTCAAGGGGGCCTTTGACTATCACGCCGGCGCAATCAGCGCCCAAGGGGGTACATGATGGGTGCGGTTACCGCGACCCTCGACAGCCTACTGGCGGCCGTAAACGGCCTGATGGGGGTGATTGACGGCAAGCTGCGCAACAAGGCCGACAAGGCCGAGATATACACCCGCACCGACCTCGACGACCCGCTGCGCACCCTGGGCGCGAATGCGGCGACGGCGTCGCGCTTGAAAATCGCCAGGCTGATTACGTTGCTTGGCGACGCGCAGGCCGAAGGCGCTTTCGATGGCTCGGGCAATTTTGCCTTACAGGTGACGGTGCCGGCGCTGGCGGACAAGGCCGACAAGCTCGACACGCTGACGCCGGCGCAGATCGACGCGCGTATCCAAGCGGTGATCGGCGCGTCGCCGGCAGCGCTGGATACGCTGGTCGAGCTGGCGGCCGCGATGAACAACGACCCGGACTTCGCGGCCAGCATGACCACGGCGCTGGCCGCCAAGGCCGACAAGGCGACGACCTACACCATCACCCAGGCCGACGGGAAATTCCTGCTGAAGACCGCACAGGCTGCCGACTCGGCCAAGCTCGGCGGCAACCTGCCGTCGTACTTCGCCACCGGTGCCGGCCTGACTTCGCTGGAAGCCGAGGTCGCAGACGGATTCACCCGCCTGGCTGCCGCGTTCAACAACGGCGCCAATCAGATCAATGGAACAGGAGCTTAAACAGTGAGCTTAGAAACTCAAATCGCGGCGCTGGTCGCGGCGGCGAATAACTTGACGGGTGCGGTAAATGGCAAAGTTTCCGAGATCGACTCGGAGCTAGCCCAGGCACTGACGCAGTTCGATGCGTGGAAGTCGAACTTTTCGACGACTATCAATGGAATTGAGGTTTACAAACAGGGCGGGATAAAGCGGTTCTTCTTTGGTCAAGATTTAAATTCGGGTGGTTATTTATCTACGGGAGATGGGCCGGACGCCGGTTTCCCTTACTGTGTCGCGCCCAAATCTCCATACTTTATCAACCTGCTCGAATTTGATGGGGCTTCCGGTAGCTTTGGGGCCTCTGGTGATATTTTCAAAGCCGACTTCATCATGGGGCACCGGGGCATCGCCGACGGCACCTACTACGACCAGCTAGTTTTCAAGGGCACCTCTTGGGCTGACTCGGTATCGGGGCACGTTGAAATTAAAAACGTCTCTCAAGACGGCGCTGTAAGTTTGCATATATCAGAGCCGAACAATGTCGAGAAAGTAATCGCCATTACAAAGGCTATGATTGGAACGACTATTCCGGTCAATTTCTACGCTTTTGGGCAGGGTGTTTCGGGCAAGGCGCGGATTACTGTGAAAGTTGATACACGCTATCACTGCGGTTCTGGCCGCGCTTTTAGCGCCGATGTTTCTTATACGTCGAACAAGGCCGCCCCGGCCGTCTCGCGAGTCTCGCAAAATAAACCAGCTTGGAACGCTTAAAATGGCCGACGAAAATACCAAGTACCACGATCAGAACATCGAATGGGCGCGAGTTCGCGCGGTGCGCGATGCGCAGCTAAAGCGGACTGATCCGCTTGTGTTGAAAGCATACGAACAGGGCGAGCCGGTGGCGGATGACGTTAAGGCGTACCGCCAAGCGCTGCGCGACTTGCCTGAAAGCGTCGCTGATCCTGCCGACATTGTTTGGCCGCCTGCCCCCGCATCCATGGGGTAACCCCGAAGCCGCGAAAGCGGTTTTTTTGTGCCCGCCGAAAGCCCCCGCCCTGGGGGCTTTCCTGTTTCTGAGGTGAACATGATTCAAGCAAGCGCCGCCCGGGTGGGTGGCTTCGACTTTGTGCTGGCTGCATTGCAGTGGCTGGCCCTGCTGGCGGTTCGCCTGGTGCTGATCGTCGTCGGTCTGCCGCTGGTGGCGGTGGCCATCCTGTTCGCGGTGCCCGGTTATTCGCTGAGCGACGGCCGCCGCATCGTCAATCTGCCGCGCTGGGCCTGGCTGTGGGGTAACGACTTCGACGGCCTCGACGGCGACAAGCGCCTGTGGTGGGCGGCCAACTGCGACGCCCTGGTGTTGTTCGGCCTGTTGCCGCTGCTGCGCCGGGTCGGTCTGCCGCTCGGTTCGTTACCCGTCACGTCCTGGCTTGCCCGCTGGTGGTGGGCGGCCCTGCGCAATCCGGTCAATAACCTGCGCCTGGTGCCCGGGGTGAGTTGTCCGGTCAGCGAATGCGCCATCGCCTACTTGGGCCAGCACAGCGTCGAGGATAAGCCCGGCAAAGGCGGCTGGCAGTTCGTCAGAGCGACGCGGCGGGGTGGTCTGTCCCGTTGGTATGGCTTCTATGCCGTTCGCGAGCTGAGCGCCACCACGGCTCGCGTGGTGCGCCTCGGCTTCAAGATCAAGCCGGAACACGAAGGCAGCGCCGAACCGGCCAAGGGCATGACCTTCAAGGTCAACTTGGCCAAAGACATCTAGCGCCGGCCCCGCCGTCGCCTGGCATCGCATCAAGGCCCCCAGCTGGGGGCCTTTTCTTTACTGGAGAAAAAAGCCAATGGCAGCTGATTACCTGCACGGGGTCGAGCAGTATTTCCTCGAAAACCTCGACCGTCCTATCGAAGTCCTGGCGGCCTCGACCATCGGCCTGGTGGCCACCGGCGACGACGCCGACCCGCTGGTGTTCCCGCTTAACGTCCCGGTGCTGTGCAACAGCGACAAGCTGATCGCCAAGGCGGGCACGACCGGCACCCTGCGCAATGCGCTCAAGGACATCTATCGCCAGACCGGCGCGATTGTCGTGGTCGTGCGCGTCGCCTCGGACGCCGAGGAAGCGCCGCAGCTGGCCAACGTGGTCGGCAACGTCGACAACGAAACAGGCCAATACACTGGCCTGAAAGCCCTGCTGGCCGCCGAATCGCTGGTCGGTGTGCGCCCGCGGTTGATCATCGCCCCGGAGTTCAGCCACCTGACCGGCATCGGTGCGGAAATGGAAGCCGTCGCCAAGAAGCTGAACGCTATCCCGATCATCGACGGCAGCCAGGCCGGTTACTCGGCGGTGATCGCCGAATGCGCGTTGTATCAGGAAGCGCTGTTCGTCAATTGCGGCGTCAAGCTGCTGGACGATGTCACCGGCCTGGTCGTGACCCGCAAGGCGTCTGCCACCATCGCCGGCCATATCGTGCGGGTGGACAACGAAGAGGGCTATTGGCACAGCCCGTCGAGCCGCAAGATTTTCGGCATCCTCGGCACTGACGAAGTGATCGACCACGCCATCGGCAGCACGACCAGCAAGGCCAACCTGTACAACAGCCAGAACGTCACGACCATCGTGAACCAGCAAGGCGGCTGGTATCTGTACGGCAACCGCCTGGCCAATAGCGTGATGCTGCCGCATCAACGCATTCGCTACATCGTCGGCGATTCGATCCTGTACGCCCACCAAGAATTGCTCGACCGCAACGTCACCAAGGGCTATGTCGACGGCGTGAAAAACCGCGTCAACAAGCTGCTGCGCCGGCTGATGTCGCGCGAGGTGATCAGCGGCGGCGAATGCTGGGTCGACAAGGAACTGAACGTCGCCGCCATCGGCACCGGCCAGGTCTATTGGGATTACGACCTGGGCTTCTACGACGTGGCCGAGCGCATGACGTTCCGCCAGCACGTCACCACACGTTACAACGAAGCAATCTTCGAATAAGGGGGTGATTTATGGGGGCAAAACTGCCTAGCGTTCTGGTCGACATGATTGCGTTTTTCCAAGACGAATCCTTTGCCGGCACCTGCAATACCGTCGCGCTGCCGAAAGTCGTGGTCAAGACCATGGACGCGGTCATGGCCGGCGTTGCCGGCGACATCGAGCGCGACCTGGGCCGGCTGGAAAAGCTGGAAGCCGAGGTCACCATTTCCGACTACCCGGAGAAGGTGACCGACTTGGTCGGTTCGCGTGAGAGCCGCGACGAAGTGTTCACCATTCGCGGCGCTGTCGACCGTGACGGCGCAATCAAGACCGTGATCGTGCGCATGCAAGGCTTCTGGAAGTCCACCGAGTTCAACGAGTGGGCGCCAGAGAAAGAGGCAACCATGAAATTCGCCATCGCGGTCGAGTTCTTCCACTTCGAAGTAGACGGCAAGGAACGCATCTACATCGACAAGATGAACAACATTTTCCGCGTCAACGGCAAAGACCGGAACAAGGAAATCCGCCAAGCGCTGGCCCAATAAGGGCCGGCGTTACGCGTCACGAATTACCTAATTAGCGAATCAAGGATTTAGCGAATGACTACCCCCGTCACCCTGAAGCGTCCGATCAAGCGCGGCGACACCGAAATCACCGAAGTGACCTTCCGCGAACCTGGCGCCGGCGAGCTGCGCGGCCTGGATATGTTCGACGTGATCCGCATGAACGTCACCGCGCACCGTACCCTGGTGCCGCGCATTGCCAACATCACCGCCAACGAGTTCGACCAGCTGGCCCCGAAAGACCTGATGGCGGTGCAAACGGAGGTGGTCGCTTTTTTCATGGAGTGACCGCCGTTCCGCGCGACGTGATGGAAGCCGAGGCCGACATCTTCCTGGTCTTCACCGGCTGGGACGCGCTGACGACGGAGCGCATGACGCTTATCGAGCTAATGCGCTGGCATCGCATCGCCCTGGAGCGCTACGAGCAGGGCAAGGCCGGGCAGTCCTGAGAGGGGCCGCCCGGCCCTTTTTTTATGGGGTGGGAAAATGTCGACCAACTCTATGCGGCTTAACCTGATCATGGGCCTGGTGGACAAAATCACCGGGCCGATTCAGAAGGTCACCGGCGAAACCACGAAGATGGGCGACAAGATCAAGTCGACCCAGGCCGAGCTGACCAAGCTGGGCAGTACGACCAAGGACATCGAGCATTTCAGGGCGCTACAGGAACGCGGCGCCAAGACCGGCGCGGCGCTGGCAGAGGCCCAGGCCAAGGCCAAGGCCCTGGGGCAGCAGCTGGCCGCCACGGCTGACCCGTCGCGCAAGATGACGGCCGAGTTTGAGCGGGCGACCGCCCAGGTCAAGCGCTTGCAGGCGCAGCAGCAGGCCGAGCGCCTGGAGCTGCAACAGACCGGCGCACGCCTGAAAGAAACCGGCGTCAATACCGGCAAGCTGACCGAGGCGACCCGCCGAATCGAGGTTCAGACCAAGCGCTATAACGAGCAGCTGGCCAAGGAACAGGCGGCGCTGGGCAAAGTCGCCGAGCAGCAAAAGCGCCTCGGCGAAATCAAGCAGCGAAACAGCGACATGCGCATGTCGGCCACGGCTGACGCTGTGGGTGTTGGTGCGGCGGTGTTCGGTATCAAAAAGCTGGTCGACGCCTATGGCGACGTGGCAGCGGCACAGGGCGAAATCAAGTCGCTGAAGATCGACGACGCCGGGATCGAGGCCATCACGGCCAAGGCCAAGGCGTTCTCTGATCAGTGGTCGGGCACCACGACGGCCGATTTTATCCGCGCGTCCTACGACATCAAGTCGGGCATTGCCACTCTGGGCGACGCGGCGGTCGGTGAGTTCACCCGCATCGCGGCCCTGACGGGTGCCGCGACCAAGGCCAGCACCGCGCAAATGACCAGCCTGTTTGCTTCGGGCTATGGCATCTATCGCAAGCAGTTCGACGCGTTCGGCGCCTCGACGGTCGAGGGCTGGCAGCGCCTGAGCGCCGAAGAGCGCGACATCAAGTTCGGCGAATACTTTTCGGCGGGTATCGCGACCAGCGTGCGGGCCTTCAAGACCAACGGCCAGGAAATGAGCAGCGCCATTTCAGCGCTGGGCGCGACCGCCACGGCGGCGAATGTGCCTTTCTCTGAACAGCTGTCGATCCTGGGTCACCTGCAAGCCACCATGTCGGGCAGCGAGGCCGCGACGAAGTACCGGGCGTTTCTCAACGCGGCTTCGAAGGCCGGCGGCGACCTGGGCCTGACCTTCCTCGACGCTAACGACCAGCTGCGCTCGATGCCGGAAATTCTGGAAGAGCTGCGCGGCAAGTATGGCGACACCATCGACGCGGTCGAGGGTGCCGAGCTGCAAAAGGCGTTCGGCACCGAAGAGGCGGTCGCGCTGATCAAGCTGCTATATCCCGAGGTCGACGCGCTCAAAACCAGCATGGGCAGCCTTGACGAAAGCCTGCGCGGTGGCATGACGACCACGGAAGAGATGGCGCGCGCCATGCAGCAGGGGCCAATGGCGGTGTTTGGCCTGTTCGGCCAGCGCATGGGCAACGTCGCGGCGGCCGTGGGCAAGCTGTTCGCCCCGGCCATGGTGTTCGCCGCTGATGGCCTCGGCCAGCTGGCCGGCTTTATCACCATGCTGGTCGAGCGCTTCCCGTTCTTGTCGACGGTGGTGGCTTATGCCGTCGTCGGTCTGATCGCGCTGAAGGTGGCCAGCATTGCCGCCCGGTTTGGCTTCGCGTTTATGTCCGACGCGGTGTTGCTGGCTGGCAAGTCCCTGGGGTTCTTCACGCTGGCCAACCTGCGCACCCAAGCCGCGCTATTGGTGACGCGCGTTCGCGCCATGGGCGCCGCCGCTGGCGTGTTCCTGATGGGCACCGCGTCGCGGGCCTTCGCTGTGGGCGCCGCGCTGATGACGGCGGCGCAATGGGCGCTTAACGCGGCCATGCTGGCCAACCCTATCGGGCTGATCATCCTCGGCATCATGGCGCTTATCGCTGTGGTCGCCCTGGTGGTGCG